AAAACACATCTGGAACCTTCTCTAAGGCTGTTGATAGTCTTGGTCCTAGTACAACACAGGGTGATGTTGGCACTTATGCCTTCTTAGTAAGAGAGGGGTCAGGTAACATAAACTGGGGTACTACATACGCAGGTTCAAGCCTAGAGCCGGGTTCTGTAGATGCCCCAAACGGATACATTTATAACACTCTGGTTTTTGGTAACTCTAACATCTTTCAGGCAGGTACTTGGCGTTGTATGGGACAGTCATCTGACCATTATACTACAGGAAGCGTCTTCGTAAGGATTTCATAAGTGAAAATAGAAGCACAACTTACAGAGGCATTCTCCGTACCTATCATGTTGGTAGATACAGACTACGGTATATCTGCGTCTGAGATGGAGTACATCTTGAACTCAGAGTATGACCCAAACAGCGGTGGGAACCTTACCTCTACGGACAGGTTCATATTGAATAACCAAGAGTTGTCAGGGTTAAAGGAGTTTGTTGATACTGCTATAGATGTGTACGCTAAAGACCTTTTACAGTGGGTTCCTGAGAATAACTTGTATGTAACGCAAAGCTGGGTGAACAAGAACGCTAAAGACACCCAGCACAGTCCCCACACACATCCTAACAGTTTTGTTAGTGGTGTCTTTTATCTGACAGATAACCCAGCCCCAACAGTATTTTCTCAAAGGGTTAATCATATGTTCCCTTTAGACATGCCCTGTGTATCGGAAAACCAGTACAATCAAAGGTTTCGTAAGTATCAGATTAACCCTGAGAGAAAGGGCCAAATGATATTGTTCCCTTCTTCAGTCGAGCACTTTGTACCCTCAAACCCTGACAGTAGTGAGAGAATGACGCTCAGCTTTAATACTTGGGCTAAAGGTTCCGCAGGAACTGTTCAGAACATTACTTACTTAGACTTACCGTAGGGAGAAAGAGATGCAATACAGAAACGCACGATATGTATCAGAAACAGTTATAGACTGTGAGATTCACCATGAAAAGTATGGTTGGATTCCTTACACTTTAGCTCCAGACGATACAGACCAAACAATAAATAATGACATCCTTCTCTCCGCTATGACAGTTAATGGAGATGTCGCACCTTACATTCCTCCTACTCAAGAAGAGATGGACGCTCTAGCCGCTAAGAATGTACGAAGTGACAGGGACTTCCGGCTTCACTATGAAGTAGACCCCGTTGTCACTAACCCACTACTGTGGGCTGAGCTTACAGTAGAAAAGCAAGAAGAGTGGAAACAATACAGGCTGGACTTAAAAGGTATTCCACAACAGTCTGGCTTCCCTTATAGTGTAACTTGGCCCACTAAGCCTGAGTAAGGACGTACAATGTTAGGCTTTACAGCACTCTCTCAAGCACCTCTCTCACAGGCTACTACTGCTTCTCTAGCTTTAGCTTTCTTAGCTTCTGCTATAGGTCAGTTTACACCGGGAGCTATGCTCTTTGATGCTAAAGCATTACATACCACAGCTAGTGTTTCTGCATCTACAGCGGCTAACATACTGTTTGATGCTAAAGCTGCAATAACTACAGCAGACGCTATAGCAAGCACAGCCATTAGTGATGTACTCTATGCGGCACAGGCTGCTGTAACGCCCAGCGCTGCTACAGCAAGCTTCTCTACAGGTACGTTAGACTACGAAGCCTTAGCACACATTACCCCTACAGGTGCTGTAGCTACAGGTGAGGCAGATCAGTTTGGTGATGTAGATGCTAAGGCTAACATTACCACTACAGGTACAATAAGTGACACCTCTGTGAATGACTTTGCTGATGTGTTTGGTAAGGCAAACGTAGTACCTTCTGCAGTGTCAGCTTTCCTTACTATTTATATCGGTGACTTCGCTGATGAGGATGCACAGGCTAGGGCGTTTATACCCCCAGCTGTGTCGGTAACAAACGTAACAAGTGTTGACTTTGATGCAGAATCTAATATAACTACAGGTAGTGTTATTGTTTCTGTAAGTGCTGCTACTATTGAGTATGATGCACAGGCTACCTCTGCATTAGCTGGTGTTCTAGCTAATCTGTATCGCAACTTAGATGACCCTGTAGCGGTGATATTCCCGTATCAAGACTTTGCAGATGATTACAACACAGGTAGAACTCTCTTTGTTTCTGCATATGAGGGTAGTACTACAGTACACATTGCAGAAGAAGATTACACAGTCTACACACAAGAGCAACAAAGACAACAAGGTAGCTCTACAGTACACATCACAGAAGAAGATTACACAGTTTACATACAAGAGCAACAGGGTAGCAATACTGTCTATATTGCAGCGTAAGGAATAGTTATGTCATACAAATGGCCAGATAAAGATAAAGATGAGATCGTAGACTACAGTGTTGACTGGTCACGTTTCTTAAAGGATGACACACTGGCTGCTGCTGTATGGTATGCCAAAGATGCAGCTGGTGTTAAGGCACAGTTTAGTGACTCTAGTGTAATCAATGGCTTACAATTTGTTACTGGTACACTGTCTGGACAGGTTTCTACTGCACGTTTCTCTTTAGGCACAAACAACATTAGATATACTATTATCTGTAGTATTACGACAGGCTCTGGGCTACAATATGAGCGCAGCATCTTTATGCGTGTCAAGGAGAAGTAAGAATGGCATACGACTACATTAGCCTAGTTAACGATATTAACCGCCGCCTTAATGAAGTAGAACTTACGAGTGCTAACTTCCCTACAGCTACAGGCTACTACAGCTTTGCTAAGGATGCTGTTAACGCAGCTATTCGCCACATCAATCAGGAAGAGTTTGAGTGGCCCTGGAACCATGTAGAAGAAACAGAGGTCTTAGCTGTTGGTGAAGTGCGCTACAGTATGCCTTACGATAGCAAAACTATAAACATGAATACCTTTCGTATCAAGCGTGATGCTGATCTTAATGTAGAAACAGTTAAGCTAAAGACTTTATCTTATGAAGAATGGCTTGACAAGTTCGCTGATTATGAGTATAACTCTGAAGCAAGCACTAGAGGAATACCTACTTACGTTGTACGTACACCTAGTAGAGAACTTATCTTCTCCCCACCACCTGATAAAGAGTATGAAGTAGTATATGAGTATTTCCGTACAGGGTTTGACCTAGAGTCACCTACAGATGTACCTACACTCCCTGAGCAATACCGTTATACCATCGTTGATGGCGCTATGTACTACGTATATCAGTTCCGTGGTGACATGCAGGCAGCACAATTAGCACTACAAAAGTTTGAGCAAGGCATTAAACAATTACGTAGCTTACACATTAATCGCACTGAATACCTGCGAGACACGAGAGTATATTACTAATGGCTACACAGTGGCAGACATTCCCTATTGAGTTTAGAGGCGGTCTCATCTCTAACCTTAGCCCTCTACAACAGGGTAGTAATGCTGTGGGTTCTGCTACTATCTTGCAGAACTTTGAGTCTAGCAAAGAGGGTGGCTACTCTAAGATTAAAGGCTTTGAGAAGTTCAGCACTACAGCTGTACCTGGGTCTGGCCCTATACTAGCGCTCAAAGTGATAAGCTCTGGGCGTATTGTTGTAGCTAGACAGAATGCTTCTAACGTAACAGAATACTACTACGGTACAGGTACTACGTGGACATCCATGGGTGCAAGACCTTTGCTTGGTGGTAAGGCTAAGCATGTTCTATATAACCTAGACGGTAACGATAAAGTTATCTTTGTAGATGGTAATAACTACCCTGCTACGTACAACACATCAGGCAATACTCTCACAGCTATTACAGGCAGCACAGACGTACTAGGTGCAGAGAATGTAGCAGTGTTTAAGGATACAGCATTCTACTCTAAGGGTAACACCTTATACTTTACTGCACCCTTTACTGTAGATGACTTTAGTGCAGCTAATGGCGCTGGATCTATTAACGTAGCTAACGAGATAACAGGTCTAGCTGTCTTCCGTGACCAGCTTATAGTCTTTACTACTGACAGCATTAAACGCATAACAGGTAACACCGCAGCAGACTTTCAGGTATCACCTATTACAGACCGTATTGGTTGTGTTAATGGTGACACTATTCAGGAAGTTGGTGGTGACATTATGTACCTTGCTCCTGATGGTATCCGCTTGCTGAGTGCTACGGATCGTATTGGTGACTTTGGGTTGGATATTGCTTCTGATCCTATCGCTAAGGATGCTACCACGTTCCTTGGCAGTACGCCTAACTTCTGTTCTGTACTTATGAGAGAGAAAGCTCAGTATCGTATCTTTGCTTATATTGAGTCAGAACAACATGAAGCAGCTAAAGGCTTAATCGCTACTAAGTTTGTGTCACAGGGTGCATCTGGTATTAGCTGGTCTACTACGTATGGTATAAAAGCTTTTGTAGCAGACAGTAGATACACAGATACAGCTGAGACTATTGCTTTTGCTAATACAGATGGCTATGTGTATGAGTTAGATACAGGATCAAGCTTTGATGGGCTACCTATTGAGGCTATCTACGAGTCACCCTATATGCCTCTGTCTGATCCTCAGATGCGTAAGTCATTCTACAAGATGACACTATATGCAGAACCTACTGGCAGTATGTCTCTGGATCTTAACGTTAAGTATGACTTCGGTTCATCTACAAACACAGGTGTTATACAACCCGCTACACAGAGCATAGAAAGTACGGGTGTTTCTGTATTCATATTTGGCGAATCTAACTCTGTGTTTAACACCTCTACATACGGCGGTGAGTTAGACAAGATCTACACCACAAATATTATTGGCTCAGGTAAGACTATAGCACTTCGTATTGAAGACAATTCTACAAACCCTACATTCACTCTAGACACAGCCCTGCTAGAGTTTAGACAGAACGATAGACAGTAAGGACTAAAACATGACAGGTTATACACGTCAGGATACAGCAAACAACATTGCTAACGGTAACGTTATTGATGCGGATGACTTTGATGCTGAGTACAATGCCATTGAGGCAGGGTTTAACGCATCTACTGGTCACGCTCATGACGGTACTGCAGGTGAAGGTGCGCCCATCACTAAGGTAGGCCCAGCGCAAGATCTTATCGTTTCAGGTACAGCCCTTACGCCTAAGACTACTAACACTCTGGACTTAGGTACAGCCTCTGTACAATATAAGAATGCTTGGTTTGATGGTACTGTAGACACAGATGCCTTAACTGTATCAGCAAATGCTACAGTAGGTGGTACTCTTGGTGTTACAGGTATTATAACAGCTACAGGTGGTGTCACTGGTAATGTAACAGGTAATGTAACAGGTACAGTATCTAACGTATCTAACCATGACACAGATGACATCAGTGAAGGCTCAACTAACCAGTACTTTACTACTGCTCGTGCTAGATCTTCTGTGTCAGCTACGGGTAGCCTTAGCTACAACTCAGGTACAGGCGTTATTAGTTTTACACAGGGTAATACAGATACTGTAGCAGAAGGCACAACTAACCTATACTACACAGATGCACGTGCTACTGCAGCTGCTAAGGCTGCTATTAGTGTCACGGACGCTGGTGGTGACGGTAGCTTAACTTACTCTGCTGGTACTATTACATACACTGGCCCTAGTGCTGCTGAGACACGTGCTCACTTTAGTGGAGGTACAGGCGTAAGCATTACAAATGGTGTTGTAGCTATAGGTCAGGCTGTAGGTACTACATCTAATGTTACGTTTAACAACACTGTAGTTAATGGCAACCTAACAGTAAACGGCACTACTACCACCGTAAACACTGAAACACTCAACCTTGCAGATAACCAGATTGTTCTCAACTCTAATGAGACAGGCACACCTACACAGAATGGTGGCATTGAGATTGAGCGTGGTACAGCTGCTAACAAAACACTTGTGTGGAACGAAGCAGACGATAAGTGGACGGTAGGCAGTGAGACATTTGTAGCTGGTACATTTGAGGGTGCTTTATCAGGCAATTCCACTACAGCCACTACACTACAAACAGCACGTACTATCGGTGGGGTATCCTTCAACGGCTCTTCTAACATTAACTTACCAGGTGTAAATACAGCAGGTAATCAGAATACCTCCGGTAATGCCGCTACAGCTACAGCACTAGCAACCTCTAGAACTATATCTCTTACAGGTGATGTCTCTGGTAGTGCCTCTTTTAACGGCACAGCTAATGCAACTATTACAGCTACTATTGCTGATGATAGTCACAACCATGTTATCTCTAATGTTGATGGCTTGCAGACAGCACTAGACAGTAAGTATGTAGCATCCACTCAGACAGAAGCTACTTGGGAAGCTGGTACTAGCACTACTGAAAGTCTTGTGTCTCCAGCTAAAGTTAAGGCTGCTATTGAAGAGAACAGTATAACTCAAACTTCTGGGTCGGCTCCCTACTACGGGGTTAGGGCTTGGGGCATGGTTGACGGACATGCTAAAGTAGACGGTGGCAACTTTGCTTCCTTTAACTCAACCACAAACACTGTTACATTTACTACACCTATGCCACACGCTAATTATGCAGTTGCATTAAACGGCCCTTGGTATGGTAACGTCTTTTCTGAGGCGGAGACAGTAAATGGGTTTCGGGCTGTAGGGGTTTCGTCAGGTGGTAATGTAGGCGACATTAGCTCGTTTGAATTTATAGTAGTATGTTAAGGTAATACTAATATGACATCTATATCCTTGACACCAGACGAGCTAGAAGCTATGCTAGACAGAGCAGCAAGACGTGGCGCTAAACAAGCCTTGTCTGCTATAGGCTTGCATGATACTAATGCTGCCAAAGACATCAACGAAATGCGAGACCTATTAGAAGCGTGGCGAGATACCCGTAAAGGTATTTGGACTACGGTGGTAAAAATAACAACAATAAGTGTACTAACATTTATAGCAGGTGCTGTCTGGATGACACTAAACAAATAAGGCATAGATATGATTAATCAAATTAAAAATCCTACATTCGGCGGTTTTAAACCAGATGCCATGCAGCGTATTGCAGGTACGCTAGGTTATAGTGGTGACATGTCTGGCTTTCAACAGTACTTAGAACAGAACCCTGAAAAACGTACACAGATGGATCAGTTTAAACAAGCTGCCATGATGATGGCAAAGGGTGGTAGTGTACAAAAGTTTCAAGCTGGTGGTTTCCCAAACATTAATCAACAAAATCAAGTACAGCAACCACAACCTACAACCATGCAGCTTGGTCCAAATGTAACTACACCACAGATTACACAACCTACATTTACAACACAACAAGCACAAGACTATGCTCAACAGCAAGGTAATACATTTGGACCCGTTACAGATTTAACACCTCAAGATACAACAACTGGTGGTGTAACTGGTGACATTAAAAATATTGAACAAGAGTATACCAATGCACAGTCAAACTACACACAGCAAAACTTAGAACTACTACGTCTACAGGAACAAGCTGCAGCTAATCCAGATGATCCTTATCTCAAAGAACTTGTAGAAGCTAAAGGCAAAGAAATATCAGACACCTATGGTCGTTTGCAACAACTTCAGCCACTTTATCAATCCACACAGAAAACAATTAAAGATGTAATGACTGAACGTGCAATTGATCCTACGTTGCCCGAAGGTGCTCGTGTTGAAGCACAGAGTATTCAACAGCAACCCGGACAGTTTATTGAGGCTGGTAGTGGTCAGGTATCTGGTGAGTTTGGCGTAAGTGAAGTTGCCTTAGCTGATACGTACCTTTCCGCAAACGTAGATCAGCCTGATACAGCTAAGTATAAGGCGAATATTGCCGCAGATCAAGTGGCTGCACAAACACAGGCACTTAATTCAGCACAAACAGATGAAGATGATGCACGTGCTAAAGTAACTGCAGCTATGACTACAGCAAGTATGGTTGGTGATCTTAATGCTGCACAAGGTACTGCTACTCTTATGGAGAATGAGGTACAGCGTGAGATACAAAACGGTGAGCTAGTATCTGGTGCTGCAGCAGACGCAACTAAGGCAGCTAAGTTTACTGAACAGATTGATGCAGCAACTGCTACACCTTCAGAGAAAGCTACAGTACAAGGTCAACTTGTAGGCTTGATGGAGCAGTTTGAGGGTACTACACCCCCTGCATGGGCAGCTGGTGCTGTACGTTTAGCTAATCAACAGATGGCTGCTCGTGGTCTTAGTGCTTCCTCAATGGCTGGACAAGCTATTGTGCAAGCTGCTATGGAAAGTGCACTACCTATTGCACAAGCTGATGCAGCTACAATTGCAACATTTGAACAGCAGAACTTGTCAAATCGCCAACAACGTGCTATGCTTGCAGCAGAACAACGTGCAACATTTCTTGGACAAGAGTTTGATCAAGAGTTTCAGACACGTGTACTAAACGCAAGTAAGATTAGCGACATTGCTAATATGAACTTCACTGCTGACCAACAGGTACAGCTAGAAAATGCTCGTTCAGTACAGACAATGAACTTAGAAAACTTGTCTAACCGTCAAGCTATGGTTCTTGCAGAGGCATCTGCACTAGCTAACCTAGACATGGGTAACTTGAATAATCGTCAACAGACTGCTGTACAAAATGCTCAGAACTTCTTACAGCTTGATATGGCAAACCTGTCTAACGAACAACAGACAGAACTGTTTAAGTCGCAGCAAGTTATTAACTCTATGCTTACTGACCAAGCTGCGGTCAATGCATCACGTCAGTTTAATGCGCAGTCTGAGAACCAAGCCAATCAGTTCTACGACAATTTAAACTCTACTATTAATATGTACAATAGTGAACAACAAAATGCTCAAGAACGTTTTAATTCGGGGCAAGTAAACGCAGCTAGTCAGTTTAATGCTGAGATGAAAAACAACCGTGAACAGTTTAATGCACAGAACCAGTTGGTAGTTGATCAGTCAAACGCTACATGGCGTAGAGAAATTGCCACAGCAGATACTGCTGCTATTAACCGTGCAAATGAATTGAATGCTATTAACACACTGGACATCTCTAACACTGCTTACAATAACATGTGGCAGCTATACGGTGACCAAATGGAATGGGCATGGACAAGTGCAGAAAACCAACAAGATCGTATTAATGAACTTGCAAAGGAACAATTATCACTTGAAGAACGTAAAATGATGATTGATGCAGAGTCATCTAAATCATTTGGTAGTCTTGTAAGTACTCTGTTGTTTACTGACATGTCTACACTTAGTAAGACGTTTGCAGGAAGTCTATTTGGGTAAGGAGTAACCACATGAATTTATACACCGCTGCTGCAAAAAGTTATGCGAAAGCCGTACGTGATTTAGACAAGCGTAAGAAACCAACTATGGAACCACAGAAAACTGGTGGTCTGCTTGGGCGTAACATGGCACGTAAACCTAAGATGCAAGAGACAAAAGAAAAACAACCATACGACATGGTTCTTGAAGCTATGGAACAAATTCGTGAGTATAGGAATAAAATATAATGGCACAAAATTATCGTGAGAGTTTTAATGCTCCTATCCCCGGACAAAGTTTAACTGCAGAGTTGGGTGCACGTCCTTGGCAACATCCCCCTCAGTATGCTACAGTTGAAGAAGCTATGGATTTCTATGCACCACGTATCCTTGAACCACAGTTCCGTGATAGTATTGTGGATGTAATGGAGCTTGGTATTCCTTTAACTACTATAGCAAACTCTTTACAATCTGGCGGTGTAATGCAGGGTAAACATTCTATTGATGTGGGTATCCTTATCATGCCTGTACTAATTGAGATGCTATCTTACGTAGGTGACGAAGAGGGTGTTGACTACACTATCGGTACTGAGATGGAAGAAGAAGACAAAGATAAATTTCGTGACTCAACCATTGCAAAAGCAATGCGTAATGCAAGGAGAGTGATGGAAGAGGCAGGAAGTAAACCTGTAGAGGAACTACCTGAGACTGGCGTTGAAGAAGAAAGTATGGCTGAAGAACCTGCACCCGCAGGGCTAATGGCACGGAGGCAGTAATGGCATTTAATTTTGGGGCATTTCTTGGTGGGGCATCTGACAACTTGGTTGATATGATCAAGACTAAAGAAGCACAGTTGTATAAAGAAGAACAAGATGAAAAAGAACGTACACGTAAAGCTCGTGTAGCTGCAGCCAATCAGCGTAGGGCAGATGAAAAAGAAGCTCAAGAACTAGCAGAAGGTCTAAGCCTATTCTATTCCTCTGATCAAGTAAAAGACATCATGAGCAAGGGTAAGACTGCAGGTAAGTATGCAATATCTTACGCTGAAAACATGGCTAATAAAGGGTATGATGCTTCTGCAGGTTATGCAATGCCTAAGACTTCCATACAGAGTGAGTTTGCTTTTGATGTAGACGATCCTCGTGGTTCACAGATTGACCCACAGATGGCTGAGATTGAGACAGGTAGAGTACAGGAGATGACAGAGGAAGCTGAAGCACAGCCTTTTGTATCTCGCTTTACACAGCCACCTAAAGAGTCAGAGATGACTAAAGCAAAAACGTTTGAAGCACGTCTGGTTGAGTTAGACTTTCAACGTACTAATGCTCCAACAGAAGCTAAACGTGAAGAGTTTAATTCTGCTTATAATAAAACGCTTAGTGCCTACCAAAAGTTTAAAGAAGACTTAGATGGTAAAGGAACAGATACAGAAGGCTTGGACTTTAGTAAACAAAGCCGTGACAGTTTTGTTGATAATGAGATACAACGTACTTTTGAACTGGAAGGTTTAGCTGAGAAAGACCTAACAGGCAAGATTAAACTTGTACAAACAGGTAACGAAGCTAACTCTTTTGCCTTACGTTATCGTGCTTATGGCAACCTTAATTCACAGTATGGTGACTCTAAGGATAAAACATTCCAGACTATGATTGCAAACGTTAAAGGTGGAACAGATGCGTCTGTTAATGCCTACAGACAGAGCGTATACCGTGCTTACTTGGGTACACAACGTGCTGCATCAGACAATGATGCACAGATAGATGCCGGTACAGCTAAGGCTGCATCAAAGTATAAAACTATTCCTACTGATGGTAGAACAAAAGATCAAGTGCAAGAGCAAGCATCTCAAGGAATGTTTAAACAGAATGATGTTGTTGCATATACAGATGAACAAGGCAACATTAGATTAGCAGTAGTTAGTGATTACGGTGTATTGTTTTAATGGTAGAATTTGTACCCTTTGCTGAAAAATTAATGTCAGAGGATGACGAAGAGGATACAGTTGAGTTTGTACCCTTTGGTCAACCCTTGCCTAAAACAGAACCTACGGTGGAACAACCTCTGCCGCAGGAAGACTATACCACAGAGCAGAATACTACACCTGTAGTAGATATTGATGCGCCTATTGTAGAACAACAGGTTTCTGAAGCTGAGATACAAACGAATGAGATACTTGATCAAGCGGAGGCAGACGAAAGTTATGTTGACCCACGCCTAGATGCTGCAATTGAAAAAACACGTGTGCAATATACTGAAGCCTATGGCGATGAGTACATAAAAGCACAGAGTGGGATGGTATCTGACACGAACCAAAAGATTATTGAACGGCGTGATCAGTTAATAGATGCTATAAACAAAAGATATACAGATGAATCTGGTAATCTTTCAGAAGTAGGCCAACTTCAATTGGCTAAAGTAGAGGAACAGTTCCAAACTACTGAGTTTACTCCTCGTAACTTTGAAGAAGATATACAGAAACAAGCAGATTATATATCTGAATATATGTCCCAAACGGATAACCCAATCCACCGTAAACTAATTGACGAAATGCTGGACAAAGGTTATGGAGTTAACACTATATATGGCATGATGACTGCTGCAGAGTTTAGTCCTGTACTGGGTGCTGGTCTTTCTCTTGAGGAAACTGACGATGTATATGAACTAGCGACTATGCTTTGGAGTGAGGGTGACTTAGTAAACAGAGGTTTGGCTGCAGGAGTGATGGCACTTCAGCTTGGAGAAGTAGGTCTTGGTGTAGTGGTTGGTGGTAAGGCTGCTAAAAAAGGTGTTGAACTTCTTACTGGAACTAATGCCAAGAAGATGGCACGTGCTAGACTAAATGCCAAGGGTGCAGCTGCCGCTGAAACAGAGGTTGCTAAGAAAGCTGCAGTTGAGGCTAAGAAAGTTGCTGAAGCTAATAAAGAAACACAACAAGCTTTCATTGATGCATTTGAAACACGTACTGGAAAAACAATTTCTACGGGTGATGTGGGTAACAAGGTAATTGATCCAACACTTACACGTCAAGCTGGTAAAGAAACGTCTGAAGAAATACTTAACTACAAGAATAAACCTGTTAAGGACACGCTTGAAGAAGGTTTAATTGATCAGACAGTACAGTTTGCGCACTTAACTGATGATCCAGATGTACTTGTGTCTCCTTTACTGAAGCCAGAAAAGTTTGATGGCATTGTAGCTATTGCTTCTGACCTTAAAAAGGCTAACCCTTCTGCCTTTGGTAAGAATGAAACCATCATTGATGACTTATTTGAACTGACAGTCAATGAAGAACTACTTGCATCTGATGAACTGGCGACAATGCTAACGAAGTATAACATCTCTTTTGATGAATACGTCATGTCAGTTGTAGGTTCAGGTTCTGAAGCTGGTAAAATCCTAAACAAACTGTCACAGATTGCTAAGGCAAGACCTGCTAGTGCAGTTAATGCAGCTAAAGAGAAAGCTGCCAAAGAAGCTGCGGGTTCTATTCGTAGAACTGTCATGCGAGTTGAGAACATTCGCCGTGGTGGGTTGGTGTCACAGCTTGCTACTGC